ATGATGACTCCAGACTCTTCCTCTGCGCGATCACAAGCAACTGCTTCTTTGCTTCCGGTTGACAATTGACACCTCCGTTTGCAATGTGCTCGGCAAGTATGTCTGCCAGTCTGCTCTCTGTCCTGGCACCCCTAGCAATCTCCAGCATTGCCTGAGCTGATTTCGGATACCTAGCCCAGTGCATAAAGTCAAAACCAGGAGTCCTGATCTGCTCTACCGCACCTTGGATGATCGCCCTTCCTTCCGGTGTGATCTCCTTCGGAGGAGGCAACGCTGCTACTTGGTGTTCCGCGACACGGAACTGTTTGCACAACTGAATCCACTGGGCAAGACTCGGAGGCCAGTCTGGGGGATCTCTCTGTAGATGATCAAGAACCATCCTGATAGTGTCAGTCGGAACAGACCTAAGCTGTGCTTCCCATGCTGCCTTTGCTTGGTCGATCTCCTCTGGAGTTTTGCCAAAGTTGGACAGCACTTTCTGCTTGCCCCACAGAAGCCCAAAGCGGTCGATTAGACGTTCGCAATAGCTCTGCATTTGGCTGCTTCCATGTCAATCACGTTTTTGCCTGTGAGGTGGCTCCAGAGGTCTTGTTTGACCTGTTTCTTCTCCACCCAGTCAGCCTTAAACCCTCGCCATCCCATCAGCACCATGTGGTCTAGTGCCTGCTCCAGAGTCCATCCTGCAATCTTGGCTTCCTCCCTGATTGAGTTGATAACGCGCTGCGTTACTATCGCCCGTTTTGCTCTTCTGTGTGCTAGGAAGTCATCCCAGCAATCTTGAGGTACATCGACAGGTTTCATGCGTTCTCCTTTAGCGTTTGCGAACTCTAAACCTGTTTTTGTGTCTTGTGTGGAAATATTTTTTAATAGGTTTGTCTGTTTCTATAGTTTTCTTTTATCTCTGATCTCTTGAGACATAACTTCCCCAGGGTGGAGCACAGGACTGGCTTCCACCTCTCCCGCCTCTACCATCCTGTGATAGGGCCAGAGTACCCGGAGGCTGCGATTGTTTCGATGCTGGAGTGGTCTACCACCGCTGTCTCCAACATCTACACCAGTCCCTCGCAGACAGGCTGGTCGGCTCGCAATCAGGGTGAGGATTGGCCGGTGTTTACCGCTGGCACCCATGCAGGTGCACTACTTCGTGAGCGGAACGGATGGCGTAGAAATGAAAAAAGCCGCTTAGTGCTACCCCCGGTCGAAACCCCATCTTTTGGGACAGGGCGGAGATAGCATTAAGCGGCCTTACTCTGTCGGTTTCGACGCCAACAAAAGCATTCTATAGGTTTACAAAATCAAGCGCAACTCAAGCTGTTGTCCGGAAAAAACGCATCCATAGTGATCGGCGCAACAAAACGCAACTGCGCCAAGATCTCTCCTGCCAGCTCCCTGTGTTCCTTCTGTGTGGTTGGATCTAATCGCTGCTGCAAATAGTGAATCCAGGAGCGCATAGTCCCATTCATGTATAAACGAGACGTTGTCAGACCCTCTGGAAGGATCGCCCTAGCCTGTTCCTTTGCGATACCCCTGGACAATGCCTCGGAGTACGCCTGATCGCACTGCCGAGCAATCCCAGCCTGTACAGCAGACCACCAGCGCTCCAGATCCTGATCAGCGGTTGGAAGACTGTTTTGCCTGTTCTTGACATCCTGCAATCGCGCTTCTCTAGTGACACTTCCACTCTGCAGGTAGTGGACACTGGCATATCGCTGGCTGAATTCCTGGAACGAAAACGATCTGTGCCGCAGAATTTGCCTTCCAATATCCCGAGTGGTATCGATCTGCATACAGACGTTAGCCATCTCAAACGGAGATACGTGACCGTGTTCCATCAGGTAACGCAGAAGCCCAGTCTTGCCAGACGCTTGATCTTTCGGATTGCTCACCCGAGCGATGTATAGGATCTGCTGGTCAATATCTGGTGTAGCCCATTGGATACGTGCTCTCATTTGATCACCACCAGTCCGTCCTCAAACAGCACTAGCATGGTCTTGCGCCACGCAGCTTCCCACAGACTTTTACGTTCTTCGTAAGACAATTTGGAACCCTGGTCTATATTGGCGTGACAATGTACACACAATGCCGCTGAGTAAACATCGTGCGCCTTGATCCCCATGCCTTTTCCGTACTCCGTCCAGTTAGCATGAGCTGCTTGTGTCTCGCCTTCCTTCCCGCACAGTTGACACGGTAGGCTAGCGACCGCCCGGAGCAGTGCCTTGTTTCTGTACATTGTGCCACCTCATAATTTCGCGTTGGAGTTCCTCTTTCCCTGATATCCCGCGTGATTTTTCTACCCGCTCTAAATACTCACGCCGCTTTTCTTTGCTTCTTTTTGACAGGACGTACTGCGCTTCGCAATACAATGCAAACGCATTACTTTGCAGTCCGACTACGGTTCCGTCTGGTAGATACTTGGCAATCGCTGAATCGTGTCTCTTTCCGCACGCATAGCACGCAAGTCGTCCGTCCAGGTCAATCCCTTCTCCGTCGCCCATGCAATCACCCTTTCCACGTAGTCCGAGAAGGCAGCAGTCGTCATCCCCGTTGTAGTCGGCTCCTGCTCAACAACCTTGCCATTCGGAAGCTCAATCACTCGGCCATTCAAGAACAAAGCCTTAAAGTAGGCGTGCCAAGTCTCCGCACTGTACTCTGACCCTGGTTTGATCTGATTTGCGATCTCATGCAGGACAGCCCAATAAAGCGAGTTTTGAGCCGTTGTTCTGTTGGGTTTGGAGATGGACACCACCCAACCGGGTTTAGCGTCTCTAACAGCCTCTAAAGCCTGTTTCCTGGCATTGTCGTTGACGAGCGGAATGATCACAGCTCCACCTCCTTCATATGCCAGCGGTTGCCCTCCTTGTACCAGCCATGAAGGACAACCCTCCAGCCAGACTTCAACATCTCTGGATATGCGTCAGCATCCTCGATCTTGTGTTTCCTGGCTGACAGGTTGGATTTGCTAGTAACCTGCACAGCAACCGTTTCATTGTTTCCAATTGCCAACAGATCGATACAGCCAAACAGGTCGTGCTTGCGCTTGGTGAAAGCGTTGTAGTGCTCTACCGTCGCAACTAGATACCCGAGATCACTCAGGTGCGCTTTGCTTTTTGCCGTCAGACTGACCATTGAACACTCCAGGACATAGATCAGAAGCCTTCACTCGACCCTCTGTCAGACGCTCAATCTCCAGTGCTCGCTTGAGAGGGATTCCAAAGTCACGCCACTTGTAGATCGCCTGCCGACTCAACTCCAAATGAGCCGCTAGCCTGCTAGTCCCACCGAGATACGCTGCAGCCACCTTCAATGCTGTTTGACTGTCCATGTTGACACCTCCTGCCCGGATGGTACACTATGGGTTGATACGTTGCAAACAGAGCCTATAGTTTTTTGCTAATACAACAACAAAACCTATAAAAAAATATTTCTACACACAACACAAAAACGTAGGCATAATGACAACCATTGCAACACAACACGGGGAAGCAAATGCTGATCAAGACTCTAGAGCAGTTGTACGAAGTGCTCGACAAAATGGCGAAGTTTGACAGGGAGCATTGCCACCAAAGCAGCGAGTACATGAAGGCAGCTGGGATTGATTACTTTGATGACGTTCTGACCATGCAAGCCAACATTCAATTTTTCTTGAGGAGCGACAAATGAGAGAGAACGACGAGAACCGCTGGGAAGCTGAAGTGCAACGCTACAAAGAAGAGCAGGAGATGAAAGAGAAGATCATTGAGGGAACGCTGTTCAGCATTGCTGCAACAATGTTCTTCGTCATCCTGGTCGCAGCAATGGCACTATGATCTGTGACCCCAGCTTTGTCTGGGTATCAAGCGCCGCCACAGACGTAACGCAAACATGGCGCAAATTCGGGTGGAAACCTATTTCGGAGAGAACAGACAATGAAGCACATCGCATCCGCGCTCGTCAAAGCGCAGCAAGCATTCGGGCCAGCATTGAAGACCAGCGTCAACCCACACTTTCGGTCTAAGTACGCTGACCTCGCCGCCGTTGTAGAGGCAGTTATTGACGGTCTGAACAAGAACGGGATCTTTCTTACTCAGCTAACGCACGAGTGCGACAACGGAGTCATCGTCGAAACTATGCTTATCCATGAGTCAGGCGAAACACTGTCAGGAGGCAAGCTGCACGTCCCTGCAAGCAAGCAAGACGCACAAGGCTACGGCTCATCTTTGAGTTACGCCCGTCGCTATAGCCTTATGGCAGTGACCGGCATCGCACCAGAAGATGATGACGGTAACGCTGCAAGCAAAAAGCCCATGAAACCGCTGGATGCCGCAGGAGCCTGTAAAACGCTCTCAGAGGCTGGATCGATGGAAGACCTGAAGGTTATCTATGCCAAGGCTTTTAAGTCGTTCCAAGGCGATGCTGAGGCTCTGAAGGCTATCGACGCAGCCAAAGACAAACGCAAGGGTGAGTTGCTGGAGATTGCGTGATGGATAACTCAAAATTGTCTCAAAGGATTTTTTTGAACAAAGCAGTAAAAATTCTTGAAGCTATGAAATGTGAATTCAAGATAATTTCGGAATTTGGAGAGTTTGGAAAACTTGAAATCAATAAGCCAGCAATTAGGATGCGACGCAAGAGAGGATCAATAGATCAAATTTTTAACCCAAAGCTCGCATCAATGAAGCTTGGTGATGTTGTGACTCTGGATTTTGAATACTTCAAGAAATATGACTTTGAAACAATCGCGGATGTCGGAAAAGCAATGGGCAAATACGCGCATAGAATTTGGGGGCCTGGATCTATAGTTTATTCATCAAACAAAACAACAATTGAAGTGCTTAGGGTTTCATGATGGAACAACGCTCAGACGAGTGGTTTGCCGCCCGTCTGGGCTTTGCTACAGCATCACGTATGAATGATGTTTTAGCAGGCCCAGAGACAGCAGCAAGACGGAACTACCTCATCCAACTGGTGACAGAACGATTGACAAGCCAGCAGCAGGAATCATTCTCATCCGCAGCAATGCAACGCGGAACAGACCTGGAGCCTGTCGCTCGAATGGCTTACGAAACCAAACACGGATTCGTAAACAAGGCAGGCTTCTATACCCATCCAGATATAAAGTGGTTTGGTGCCAGCCCCGATGGTCTTGTCGGAGATGAGGGTCTAGTCGAGATCAAGTGCCCCAACTCAACAACCCACGTTGACTATATTTTGTACGGCAAAGTGCCGTCAAAGTACAAGCGTCAGATGCTGGCTCAACTGGCCTGCACAAAGCGGAAATGGTGCGATTTTGTAAGTTTCGACGACAGATTGCCTGAGCATCTTCAGCTTTTTGTGGTCAGGTTTGAACCTAAGCAGGAAGAGATCGACAAGCTGGAAGAAGGTGTAATTAATTTTCTCAACGATGTTCAGAAGGAGTTTGACAAGTGCCAGTCCTATACGAAGTGACCGCAGCAGGTGAGAAGTACACAGCCAAAGACGGGTCGGAGAAAACCAAGTGGATCAAAATCGGGTCTGTCATCCAAACAAAGTCAGGAAAGATGAGCCTGAAGTTGGAGACGATTCCGCTTGGCTGGGACGGCTGGGCTAGCCTGATGGAGCCACGACAGGATGAGCCGAAAAAGGCTCGAAACCCCGGTGAAGATGATGACCTACCATTCTGATCCGGTCAATCCATCGCACTACAAACAAGGCTCTGTCGAGTGTATAGACGCCTTGGCTGCTGCCACGCATGATTTACAGGGATTAGACGCTGTTTGCACCGCAAACGCTATCAAGTACCTGTGGCGCTGGAAGCAGAAGAACGGAGTGGAGGATCTGAAAAAAGCTCAGTGGTACATCGACAGACTCATCACGGATAACGCTAAACCGTGATGATTTCACCCTTGTACTCAACCTCACCCTCGGATCGCACCTGCGCGATCTGGGGGTACAACATCTTCCCGTCCTTAAACGACAGACTGACAAACCCAGAGCGCCAGTCCACCGGGGAATCCTCCATATAGGCAAACTGTGGCCCATACGGGTCTGCAAGCGTTCCGGTGTCAACTCCGTATCTGACACCGTTGTAGTCTGAAAACGGAGTCACCTTTAACTGGTGCAGGTGTCCGGTCACGGTTGACCGACCAGCATTCAGCGTATTGTTTCGGGTTGCGTGTATACCACCACGAATCCGGTGCTTGATGACGACATCTTGGTTGACAAACACAGACCAGCATGGAATCCACAGAGGGAAATGATCCTTAAGGTGGAATCCGTCTACGCCTTCAAATTCAGAGACTTTGTTGGACAGAGCAGTCTCAAACCGTGCGTCGTGATTGCCCAAAGGCCACAGCAGCTTTGCGCCCTTGGCAATCTTTTCTATATCTTCAAGACGCTCCTTGACTGCTTTCAGTTCTTCCATGACAGTCGGGGCTTTGCCCCACATCTGCCTTCCAAATCTACTGATCTGGGCACCATCAAACGCATCGCCATTGCAGACGATGAACGATGGTTTCTCAATCTTAATGACCTTCAGCAACGCTTTGAACGCAGTAGAGAAGTATCCAGGCCAAAAGTGCGCGTCAGAAAAAACAAGGATTTTGCTGTTCTGACACTCAATCTCGACCCGTCCACTGACCCCCATCTTTGCAACTGCAAGATCCAGGTTTTCTGAGTGGTGCGGTAGACCCTCAACACCCTTTCGCCTCAACCTACCCTGTACTGATCTGACCGTTACGCCGAGTCTTTTAGCCATTGCTGTAGGTCTTGGATCTATAGCATAAGCTGCCCAGAATTGATCGTCTTCAACTAGCTTCATTTGAAAATAACCACCTTCGTATTTTGGGATTGTCCGCGAGGACAGCGAAGACTCCTCTCTCAACTTCCATGACCTGTTCCTCCGTCAGTGACGGGCAGGCCGCATGGACCATCTCATGAAACAAAGAGTCTTGGAG